CTTCTAATATAACATCTGGGGGCCTTCAAAGTGTATCAGTAGTATGAGCATCCAAAACAAACACCAAGAACATTTTGAGGACTTAATCCTAACAGGTGATCTATCTGTTCTGGATTTCTTCAATGGTGACTATGAAGTTTCCCTGAAGATTGATGGTTCTCCTGCTATTGTGTGGGGCACCAATCCTGCGACTGGAAACTTCTTTGTGGGCACCAAAAGTGTCTTCAACAAAGTTAAACTCAAAATCAACGAATCGCATGAGGATATTGATGCAAATCACAATGGTAATGTAGCACAAATCCTACACTGCTGCCTGGATAGTCTTCCTCGCACAGAATACATCTATCAGGGTGATTTCATCGGGTTCGGTGGACTTAATGTCTATACTCCCAACACGATTACCTATCAGTTCCCTGAAGTTATCACACAAAGTATCATCATCGCACCACACACAAAGTGGAGCACTGATGGCGAACTTAAGGATGCGTTTGTATCTGGTTCTACACCATTCTTCAATGATACTGAGCACGTCAAGTTTGTGCAACCTTGTGTAGACCTTATGCCTATAGATTCTCTTGGTCTTGATGTTTATGATGTTGTATTCCTAAGTGCAAAGGAAGCAGCAGTTGCTAAAGTTAAAATCAATGCTCTTATTCGTGAGGGTAAAGAGTTGACTTGGTGGGCACTTGCTGAGATTCTTGGTAAGAACCTGGCACATCTTTACCTGATGATGATAGAGATCAAAGAGGATTTGATGGACATGATGATTGTATCGGACAGTCCAGTAGCATACATCAACGGTGAAAGAATTGTTGGTGAAGGTTTTGTTCTCAAGAACGATAGCATCATTCTGAAACTTGTCAACCGTGAAGTATTTGCTCATGCTAACTTCAACCTGCAAAGGTGATAGTAACCTCTGGGGCCTTCAAAGTGTATCAGTAGTATGAGCACACCAAACTGGAAACACAACTCTGGTAAGTGTAAACGAACCAAGGGTATGTGTAAGGGTAAAATCAAATCCCGCAAACAAGCACTTCAATCACTCAAACTGAAACTTAACCTGAAATGACTTTACCATCCTACAACGCAATTCAGTTTCACTCTAAAGAGGAGCACAAAGCAGCACTCTATGATGCTTGCCTGCTGATTGTAAACACGTACAATCAATCTGATGTGATTGATTTCTATGAATGTGATGGCGTAAGTCCTTACAGTTTCATGAAATTTGCTCGCAACATTCTCAACCGTACTGCTGAAGGTAACTGAAATGACTGCAACTCTTCAACAACAAGCACAACAAACCATCACAGATTCAGTGCTAAAGCATACTTATCTGCTGATTGAAGCACTGAAAGATAACTACCGCGATTATTCTATTCGTGGACATCAACGTTCAGTTGAAAGGAATGAAAGTGTAGAGCATCATCAACAGAGAATTGATGAACTTAAAAGTGGTATTCTGCCGATTTATTATGTGATTGAGACGGGTAAAAAGTATCATAAAATCATTATGGTTGATAGTGGTTCTTCTCGTTCAGTTCATGCTTTCGTAGACAAGAAAACTGGTGAAGTGTATAAAAGTGCATCATTCAAGTCTCCCGCTAAAGGTGTTAGGTTTGACCTGAGAATTATCAAGCAACGTGAATGGTTATTTGCTCATGCTGACTGGGCAGGTGGTTATCTTTACGCAAAATGAATAGTTAATACCTGGGGCCTTCAAAGTGTATCAGTAGTATAGACACCAATCCAATTCCCAAATGACTTACACTCTCCACGATCCAATCAAAGAACTCTCAGTGACTAAATCTCTCCAACTTCTGCGTGATGGTTTCAAGAATGAACTTGCAACTTATGTCTATGCTGATGAACGAATGACTGAACTTTTGATGGAACTTGTGAGTGATTTTGTAGAGGTCAACATTCCTGTAGTTGAGGATGATGTTAAGTTTGAACTTGCTGTGATGATGATGGAAACTCTGGACATTATTGCACGATGAATAGAAAACTAAACTATGAGTTTAACTCTTGGTGGTATAAAAATCGAGCAAGTGTGGAGAAAAAAAATCTCCACTCTTTCTCTGGATTGTGTAGAACAACTTTAGGTTCAGAGTACTACCGAGAGCGATGGAAGTTTCTCCAAATGTTAAGTCAAACTGGTATCAACAATGACGTACTCTAACCTCTCCAAGATTAAACCTAAACTTCGTACATCTGGTCGTGTATCTGGAAACTTTGGTAGAAACAAAGTGTCGTCAGGTTCGTCACTAAATGATATTGGTGTAACGAACGTAAAAGTAGTCAAATGCGTCACAAAGACAGAATATCTTTCTCGTCTTTATTATGCTTTTGATAACACCACAGATACTAAACTTCGTAAGTTTCTTTATCAAGAAATCCGATCTATTCATATTCAAAACAATACTTGGTAAATGAAAAAACTACTCCTACTTCTACCATTACTGCTCGCACCAACTCCAGTGATGGCACAACAAGTTAATTACACTCAAATCTGCACTCAGTATCGGGAAGTTTATACTCCTGGTGGACATGACTACTATGGGTATTATTATCCTGGAAAAGTAACATCCGAAAGGTATGTTGTTCCTTGCAACAATACAAGATATAGTTATGCCGAACCTCTTCAAGTTCAACCACAAAAATATACTTGTGCTGCTGTTCCAGTAGGTGCAATCTTAGGTGGAATTGCTAGTTATGCTGCCACTCCAAGAGTTGCTGACCATTGGTATATGATACCACTTGGTATTTTGGGAGGTGGAGTTGTTGGAAATGCCCTCTGCTAAAATAATCAACACCGCACGAGTTGTATCATCTCTTATAATTTGTGTAGGATACATTATCACCATTTATTATGACACTACTACAGGTGCTAGATTATACCTTATTGGCAATAGTCTTGCTCTACCTTATATGATCCGAAACAAATGTTGGGATGTTGTAGCACTGCTCGCGTTCCTGAATATAGTCGGTCTTCCCAAATCCATTGGTTCATTCTTCTCATGAAATACGAAGTTAAGTTGTATGTTGGTGGTAAAGTCTTCACCGAAAGTTTAGAAGCAAGCAACAATCAGGACGCACGAAAGACAGCACTTGCTCGTAATCCTACTGCCAAAGTTATAGGTGTCAACCCCGTCTTTAACTAATACCTTGGGGCCTTCAAAGTGTATCAGTAGTATGACCACCAACACTCCGATGATTTCTTTCCCCACACTACAATCAAAGGATGGTACGATGTGTGTCGGATTCTATCCTGTGGTAGACTCCACTTGTTATACTCTCAAGGTGCTAACTTGGAAAGGTACTGATACCATCTCCACTAAGTTGCTCACTAATTGTGATGCACAACGTGAGATTCAAGATAGATTGAATCTCGACTATCTTCTCACTGGAGATAACATCGACTCTGCTCAAGTTTACCACATTGCTGCTAACTGATTATGACATCAACTCAAGAACTTAAAGCATATTCATTTACTAACGATCAAATTGACTTCATTCTTGACATTATCACAAACAATGCACAGTATGAAGATGATGAAGAACTTGGTACATGGATGACTGAATTGTCAAGACAAATTGAAGATCAAATTGTAAATCATATGGATAATGAATAGTTAGCATCTGGGGCCTTCGAAGTGTATCAGTAGTATGAGCACTCAATCCAATTCCCAAATGACAAGAATCGAGATCAATCTTTCCATCATGAACATTAACAATCAAAAGGAAGTTCTTCAACGTCAGATAGATCACCTTAATCAACATATTCAATTCCTTGTTGCTCAAAGGGAACAACTTCGATTTAATGATACACCACTTTTCGATGAACTTTTTGGAGGTTAATTAAAACAATGACACATTACAATCCTTACGTTCAAAACCTAATTGAGATGGGTTATGATGAACAAGACTGCCGCAATGTTGCTGCTGTGGGTGAATCAAACGTAACCTATCCGCGTAACATTTATGGTCGCACATTTGTAACCAAAGAAGATTATGATGATGCAGTTGCTGACTTTATCAATGGTCTTTGAGTTAGAGTTAGTAACACCTGGGGCCTTCAAAGTGTATCAGTAGTATGAGCACAACCCAAATGGATCAAGTCTTCTCCTACTCTACCAACTGGAAAGAAGGTAAAGTGAATCAAATGTGGATTCAACAAATCACTCCTGAGTATCAAGAATGTGACCACAAATACGTTGCTGTTGCTTACAATCCCGAAAAGAATGTGAGCATGGTAATGTCTAATCCTCGCAATCACTATGATACTCTTAACTGGGTTCGCAACTTCTGCGGTTCATTCTCTATCCTAAACTGATGCAAACTACTCTCACTCTCCAAGTTACCGAAGTTCAGTTTGATTTTGATGACTTAGATTACCTCCCAGAGCAA